AGCGAACTGGCTAGCATCAGTAAACGCAGCACAGGTCATCGGGGATGTCGTGATCCCGTAGTTTCAAAGTTGTGGGCGCTGCGGTTCCTGAGCAGGACCAGAATCTACGATAGAGTGATGGGCCAAAGGAGGGCCTGAGCAACATGGCAAACAATCTCAGGCCCGCATCTTCGATCAATGACCTCCGCACTCAAGCGCACATGCAACTCTCTGCGCGCCTTGAGTCCCTCGACCTCACGCCTCTGCTTATCAGGACTCTAGGCAACAATCTCCCGGCATCCATCTTGCCTTATTTGATATGGGAACTCGACATGATGGTTCCCAGTGTCCCGATGCAGGCGTTGGGCGTAACATCCCAGACCATCATTCAAAACGCGCTGCTACTGCACAAGATCATGGGCACTCCTGGGGCAATTATCCAAGCACTCGCACTTTGCGGATTCACCGCAACAATCTCCGAGGGGCAGGCATCGTGGGGTGGATCGTCATATCCTGCGAACCAAGGATGGGCAGTCTTCCGCGTTGGAGTGAGCGGGTCTGGACAGGCCGGAGTCATCGACGGAAGCAACCGCGTATTCAGCCTCCCCTCGGTTCCGGTTGGCAACTCTCTGCGCGTCTTCTACAACGGGCTCTTGCAGCATTTAGGCGTTGACTACACATCTTCCGGGACGGGACTCACAATGTCCTTTGCCCCTGCGCTGAATTCTTCACTGTGTGTCCTGATGCGCAAGGCCACAGACGGCACACCGCTCTACTTCGATGCTGTTGTACCTACCGTCTCGGGATCGAATCTGGTACTGCCAGACGCCCCAATTTCCATTGAACTCTACAGAAATGGGCTCTTTCAGAACATGGGAGCGTCTCCGGCGCAACTCGGATACATGGCCACCATCATCAACTTCCTCAAGCCTGCGCGATGCCTGCTTGATTCTATCTTTGCGGATGGAAGTAAAGATTACTACATTCTTGACGGCAACACCATCATCCCCTCGGTGCCGATCGGCGGTGCATCTTTCCTTGTGTGGGGCACCTACGCTGGAAGCGGGACTGAACCAAACTTTGCCGACTGGATTACCCCGACCGGAACGCTGAACGGTATCAACAAGGTCTTCACGCTTCCGCAAGCCCCTAACCCAGGTGCCAGCCTTCGCCTTTACCGCGGATGGCAAGTCCTGAATCCGGGAGGCATCGACTTTACCTTGAGCGGCGCAACGATCACCTACACCATCGCTCCACCGCCAACGGCAACACATCTCGCTTTCTACCGCTACTAGGGTGAGGTACAATCGGCATTGACGGGTACAGAACCAGTCTGACTCGCCACAGGACCTTGATAAGAGGCTCAGTGGCGAGTCTTTCACTTTGGAGGGAACACCGATGGAAACGAAGATTGAACCGAACGAAACCGCTCTTGTGACTCCTGTTATGCTGCCGGCCTGCCCGTATTGCGCAGACGATCCGGCTCGGCTCTCAGTCATGAACCAGATCTTTCCTGGCGGCATGATTGGCGCCATCATCTTTTGCGGAAACCCAGAATGCCGGAAGATCATCTCGACGCAGATCGTTGGGCGCATCGAACAGCAAACAGCAAATCAGGACTCGAAGCCTCAAGAGGCCGTAGTTGCTGGCCCGCAGTTGGTGAAGTCTCCGGAGGCCCTGTGAAGCGAATCCTTGCCCTCACCTCTCTTTGGCTGTTCGCCGTAGTCGCCATCGCCCAGGCTCCCATCGGCGTTTGCCTCAACAATGTGGCGCAGACCATCTCCAACGGCGTCATTGCCCCGATACCCTACGCGACCGTGGCGCTCTGCACTGCGGGGTCGACCGCATCCAACTGCATTGCGAACAAAGTCAACATCTTCACCTCGACGGCCCTCAGCACAGCGACTCCCACAAATCCATTTACAGCCGATGCGGGAGGAAATTACTTCTTTTGCGCGGCGGTTGGGCATTACGGTGTCCTGATTTCATCTTCCTACGGGACATTCTTCGTCAATGACGTTGCGCTGGTAGACGACTGGTCGAAGGGCGGCACAATGACTGGGGCGCTCACTGATACATCTGGATTCATTGGCCCACTGACCGGCAACGTTACGGGCAATGTAAGCGGCAATGCGGGAACGGCCAGCGCCTTGGCATCCACACCTACAGCGTGCAATCCAGCATCATACTTCGCCTACGGCATCTCCGCCAACGGCAATGCCCTCTGCAACGCGCTTCCCACCCCAGCCACGCTCTACTACCAGACAGTGCAAGAGGCTGGCACCGCACTCACCCAACAGCCGGTCCTGAACTTCGACGGAACGGTGGTCGGCAGCAACGGGACCGGAAATACGAATGTCGGTCTGCCCTCTGTAGGAACGGCGGGCACCTATGCCAATCCATCGTCGCTCACTAAAGATTCCCAGGGCCGCGTTACGGCCATCACTGCAGCACCATTCTCCCAGGCTGAGGTTAGTGCCTCTCGTGTCGTTGGCAGCGTCTACACTGCTGGCTCAAATCCCGAAATCGTTGAAGTGACGTTTTCCGCACAGACGGTTGGAAACTGTACAGGCGCGTGGGTTTGGACAAACGCTCAAGTAGGTGCGTCGGCTGGAGCATCGCCGAGTTTGACGGCGGCGGCCAGTGGCGAGTTCAATTCTTGCGATGGGATATGGAGCATGACATTTTTTGTTCCTGCTGGGTTCAAGTATCAAGTCAACGAGACGACGTTAGGCGGCGGGACTCCACCGGGAACGATAAGCATCGTCAATTGGATAGAAGTAACGTTCTAAAATTCCGAAGTCAAAGGGCCACAGTGATGGAAGAGCGCAGAACGAACGTAAGCCAATTCGACGGGGTGAATGCGTTAGCAAAGCGTATCGAAGAACTGACGAGACAGCGGGACGAGCTTACCAAAGATCGGCAGGACTCGCAAACCAAACTGCTCGAAGAACATGGCGCGGCACTGGCGGCACTCAAGACTGACCTTACTTTGATGGTAGAGCGCACGAAGGATCTCCCCGCCGCTATTGAAGGGTTAAACACTCGACTAACCGCCCAGGAGCGGTGGAAGATACTTATGACTGGATACGCGGCCGCTTTTGGCATCATGGGCGCGTTCTTGGGATGGGTCACAAATTTGATCTTCCGAGTACACTAAAAAGGCTACAATGAAGCCGTTGGAGTCCACACCGCCGGAATGGCCGCATGACCTACCGCAACCCGATGATTTATGAGGGCAACATGAACAGCTTTCCAAAGATCGATGTATTGGCGGCCTGTGCGAAGTACGGGCCGCAGTTGAAAGTGCCGTCAGGACTCGACGGCGAGCGCGTCATGATCGCCATTGCATCCAATGAGAGCAGCATTGGTGCCAACTGTGGGCCACGGCACGAGCCCGCATACGACATCGGCGGATCGGTATGGGCTTCGAGTCCTGCGCAGCGCGCGCTAGTGGCTAAGTATGGCCGGGACGGCGCGTCCAGCTTCGGACCTTGGCAGACGATGCTTATCAACTGCCCAGCGGCGACACCAGCACAACTCGAAACTGACCTCAGCGCGTGCGCCGCGGCGTTCGTGGCATTCTTCAATAGCTACGTTGCGCATCAGCAGCCAGCGAATGTGGCGCAGATCGGACAAATCTGGAATGGTGGACACATCTACAAAACATCCAACCCGCCCCCCGGCGTGGTTCAATACTGCGCCGATTTGCAAAAGGCGTACGATTCTTCTGTGAAGCAACCCGCTTCGGCGGTATCCTAAGCAAAGAGGGCACCATGAAACTTCCTGAGCCGATATGGGCCGTGATGCTCGCCGTACTGGGGGTGAGTCTTGCACTGGCCGTCCTTTTCCATCCTGACCCGGTTTCTGTCGGCACCGCCGTCCTCGCAATCGCGAGCAATCTCGTCAGCGGTGCTCTCGGAGCCTTCGCAGGACACGCAAGTTCCAACAGCACCATCAGCGGACCTGACGCCACCATCAACAATCCCGGCGCTACTGATGGCCCAACCACGTAACACAGCCTTGAAGGAGGCGCAAAACACTATGAGCTTTCTCAGCACACTCGAATCCGCAGGAACCAAGATTGGAACCTTTTTGACCAACATCGTCAACGGCGCGAAGGCTCTTCAGAAGATCTACGGCGCCCTTTCCGGCCCGGTCATTGCCGCATCCATGGCAGTGTTCTACGACGTGGTGAAGACCATCGCCGCCGCCGAGAAGGCCGCATCCGCCGCCAGTTCAGGAGACATTGCATTGACCATCACGCTCAGCGAGACCACCATCGGCCTCGTACAGACCGTGGTCAAGGATTTCATCGCCGGCGAGAAGACGGTGGTCGCTGACTTCGAAGCGCTCAACATCAAGCTCTAATAAGTTCACTGCACCACTTCATACGGGGGCCGGTCCGGCAAAGGGCCGGCCATCTTTTCAGGTGAGAGCATGAATCGCTGGATTTCCAACACACTCGGAATTGTCATGATCGGAGCGGTAGTGTTGGGCATCTACGGCGCGTGGGATGGTTGGCACCATGTTCTCGTTGCTGTGGACCACTGGGGAGCCGCCGCGCCAGCCTCTGGCAAGACAGACGCCGTGCTCGACCACCTAAATCGCCCATGCAAAGGACCGTCAGGACCGGACGCTTGCGGGACTCTGGCGCAGATCAACAAGACGGCCATCGATGCCGGTGACGCCATAGTGCGCACTCAGTTAATCGAGCGCGCCGCCCAGCCGCACATTATCGCCGCCATGGACGAGTTCGGCCAGACAGCCAAACATCTGAGCAGCACGGCGGATTCTCTCTCAGGAACCGCGCACTCCGCCACAAGGACGCTCGACGCTGCTACGGACACCATAGGCGAAGGGAAACGTACCATCGCCGCCGCTCAGCCTCTCCTCGCGCAACTGACGGCCAACGGCGCATCCTTGCAGGCAACCACAGACACGCTGAATGACACGCTGAAGCGCAAGGCCGTGAGCGAGATGCTGGACAACTTGGCCGGGGCAACAGGACAAGGCAATGCCATCCTTGGAGACTTTCGGCAGGTTGCGGACAAGGCGCGTGCCGATTATTTGCGTCCTGTCCCGTGGTACATGCAACCAGTCCATCGCGCTGGAGATGTTTTGGACATTGGAGCCGCTATCGCGCGGCACACCCCTTAGGAGTCAAATTCAACATGTAGGAGGCTTGCGGTAGTAGCCAGAGCAAAGAGAGGCGTCCCTTCGAGGGCGCTTTTCTTTTTGATAAATAGTCGAAAGTGAAGCAAAATCTGATTTATAATGTGCTGATATGGACTTATCAACCCGACTCCTTCTACTCAACCGCAGGACCAAGATTCAGCGTCCTACCGAGTCATTGAACGCTTATCAAGAGGTCTACACTTCACTTTCCAGCCTCCAGGATGAAGCGGTGATGTGCCCGCGGTCGATGAAAGAGCCGATGCGGGAGGCTATGGATCGCGTCCGGTCTGAGGTTGGAGACTTGGATGAGTTCGTGGCCCGCGAACTGGAGTACCCATCTGTCAAGGAGATGCAGAGCTACTTCATGGGGCTTCAGGTCGATTCCATTGCCCTGGCCATCTGGCAAATCAGGGCTAAAAAGTCGCTTATCGACAGCGACCAGACCGGCATCGGCAAAGGACGGTGTGCGGCGGCGGTCTGCCGGTGGGCAATCCTTCACGGAGTCCTGCCGATCTTCGTCACCTACTCGGATACCCTCTTCACCGACTTTCAGCGTGATCTTGACGACATCGGCTTCGGGCCGAGCGTCTGGCCTCTGCTCTTCAATGCGGGGGCGTCGATAACTGAGCAGGCAACAGGACGCAAAATCTTCGCCAACAAGAGCAGCATGAAGGGAGTCCTGACCCGCATTTCCGAGACGGGCGAACTGCCCCGTGGACGCAATGCCGTCTACCTGACCTATTCGCAGATCAACACGATCAACATCCAGCAGTTGGCGCTCGATAAGTTGGCACCGAAAGCGGTCTTCATATTGGATGAGAGTCACAATGCATGCGGCGATGACTCCAACACGGGAACATTCTTCCAAGAGGTTCTACCCGCGGCGCACGGCGTGATGTTCCTGTCGGCAACGTGGGCGAAGCGGCCCGACAATATGACGCTCTACGCTACCAAGACAGACATCTCGATTGCCATTCCCGACAACCAACGCGTCTCTGATGCCATCCGCGCAGGCGGGCCTCCCCTACAGACCGTCGTGAGCCATCAACTCGCCCAGACCGGCCAGCTCGTGCGCCGTGAGCGGTCCTTTGAGGGTATCAGCATCCT